TAAAAATGATTTTATAGAGAAACAAAAAAGCTTTCCTAGTAAGGGTATGTATATAAAACCTGTGCAATCTTTCTTTACTAAGTATGTTGCAAAACCTTATCAAGAAAAAATAGGTAGACCCACTTTAGAAAAGATTTCTACAGGACAGGGAGCATCTGTAACTGCAGGTGGTCTACTAGGATTTAATATAGAGGATGAGTTGCCTATGGTTAGTATAGAAAATCCTTTTAGTTCAAGATTAGGTAGAGCAGTTACAGGAGCTGTACTAGGTCTTGGTGGTTTTAAAGCACTATCTAAGATAGATATAACTAGGAAAACAGGAGCAACATCTGACGATGGTGCATCATTTACAATGCCAATTACTGAATGGATGGGCAGAGGCATTAAAGATAAATATAATTTGCCAAGAGAATTTGTAAAGCTAAGGCAAAATGCTCAAGGAATGGGTGGGCATATAGCTGCTCAGTTTCATGACCTTGTACAAAAAGCTAAACTTTTAAATATGGATGAAAGAAGAATTCTTTATAACATACTTGAAGGTGAAGAGATAACTAAAGTAGACTCTAAAAAAATTATGATGTTATCTAAAGAGGCTAGGAAAACTATTAATGAGTATGGTCAGATGTATGTTGATTATGGCCTTATGGATTTAAAAACATTTCAAAGAAATGGTAACTCTTATTTAAGAAGAATATATGGTAACGACAAACAAGCACCTAAGATAGGTGATGATTTAAAACCTAGAGGACAGGTTCTAGAAGTAACAGAAGAAGACTTTATTAAGAATTATAAAAATGTAAAAGCCTTTCATGAAAATGGTCAACCCATTATGGTAAGGGGTGGTATAGGTGAAGATAACCTAGTCAAGCATAGAGGTTGGGAAGTATTTGATGAGGTAACAAAAGACAAAGTTAAATACAAAGTTATACGATGGGAGTACACTAAAGCTGAGAGATTAGCTAAAGGAGAGATTGAGGATGCTGCAGCAGGTATAGAACTAACAGGTTCTTATATGGCTAGTACACTATCTCAATTTAAATTCTATGACGACATATATAAAACACCTTCTCTTGGTGCATATGTTAAAGGTAGTGATGGTAAATATAAATTAGACAATCAGTTTAAAGGCTTATCAGAAGAAGCTATGAATAAAAAAGGCTATTATAAAATGCCTGACACGGGTATCGCCGATACAAAAATTAAAAAGTATGGGAATCTATCTGGTAAATATGTGTTAGAAGAAGTCTATAGAAATATACTGACTGCTAATAAGTATAGGGAGGCAGGTAGTAAACTGCTGTATAGAAAGTATAGGCAGTTAAATGGTGTCTGGAAAGTTTCTAAGACTGCATGGAATCCTACTGTTCATGTTAATAATGTATTTGGTAATGTATTCTTTTCTGACTTTGCAGATGTACCTTTATTTGTAGGTACTAAAGGAGAAGGAGGCCTCATAGATTCATTTAAAATGTTAGCCAAGCATAATAGTAAAAGCCCTTACAAATCAGAGACAGTATATTTGGCACAAAAGTTTGGTGTATTTGACGCTGACTTTATAGCTAGAGAACTACAGACATTTGATTTTGCAGCAATTAAAAATGCTTATAGGTATGATGCAAAAAAAACAGAGTGGTCAAATTCTGTAGACATTGCAGGTAGAGTATATCAAGCTGTTAGAAAAAATAAAGTAACTAGTACCTTACAAAATTGGTATAGAGTTGAGGACCACATCTTTAGATTAAATGCTTTTCAACATAGATTAAAAATGGGAGATAGTGCTAGTGATGCAGCTTTATTTGCCCGTAAGAATTTTATAGATTATGATATTGATGCACCTGTTATAAATGCAATGAGACATTCCGTGACTCCTTTCTTAGCCTTTAGTTATAGAATTATACCTTTACTAGCCGAGACTGCTGTATTAAAACCTTGGAAATTTGCTAAGTATGCTGCACTAGGGTATGGCTTAAATACACTAGGTGCTGAAATGGGTGGTGGAGAAGCTGAAAAAGAAAGACAGATGCTACCTAAATATTCTTCTGGAACATTACTTGGTATGCCTTTCTTACCCACTAAAGAAATTAAACTACCTATACAATCAAAAGAAGGGCAGTCTAGGTACATAAATATACAAAGATTTTTTCCTGGTGGTGATATATTAGATATGGGAACAGGTGTTTTACCGGGAGTACCTGCACCTATACAACCTAGCTTTGGAATTGGAGGAGATGTATTTTTTGGTATGTTAGGATTTGATTTATTTACTAAACAAACCGACAAGACTAGGGGCATATCTGTATTTCAGGATATTACAGGCAGTTTAAAAGGAATAGGTAAAAAATTAATACCTAACTTTCCTTTCATACCGGGTTCTTACTCTACACAAAGAATAAATAGAGCAACTAGAGATGGTAATATATCCCCTTATAGAGAGGATGAACCTGAATGGATGGCTATACTAACTTCCTTTGGATTTAAGGTATCAAACAAATCATTAGATACTTTAACAGCTACAAAATCCCTTGAGTTAAGTAAGCAAATAAAAGCACTAGACCTACAATTAAAAAGTCTAGGCAAACAATTAGCATCAGGTGAGATTACTATGAATCAGTTTGATAAAAAGTCTGCAAAGATTATTGTTGAGATGCAAAAGAAAGCAATGATATTTGGTGGTAGGGTAGAGGGAATAGACCCCGGAACAATATTAGAATCACCAGAAGTATTAAATTTAAGGAATGATTTATAAGGAGAATATATGTTATCATTACTAATTAAACCTTTACTATCAGTAGCAGGAAGTGTTGTTACAGGATTTGTGGAGACGAAGAAAGCTAAAGCAGAGTTAGCTGTTACAGAAATTAAAGCTAAGACTAAATTAAAAGAAGACCAAATAGCAGGTAAGGTTGCTTGGGAAGCATCTGCAGTAGACCAAATGAAAGGGTCGTGGAAAGATGAGGTAAGTTTAGTAGTTTTACTTTTACCTGCCGTGCTAGTATTCACACCTTGGCAAGAACATATTCATAAAGGCTTTCTCGCCTTACAAGATTTACCATCGTATTATCACAATTTATTATATATTGCGATTTCTGCAAGTTTTGGTATAAAGGGCGCACAAGGTGCAGCTAAACTATTTAAAAAATAAGGAGTAGATATGTCAGCAGACCTACATAAAAAAAATTTAAAAGAGCAGATTAAACAGCATGAAGGATATAGACTAGATGTTTATAAGGACACATTAGGTTTTGATACAGGTGGCTATGGTCATAAAATTCTACCTAATGAAGAGATACCTACCACAAAAGAAGGTTGGGATAAACTCTTTGATAAAGACTTTGACAAGGCTTGGTCTCTAGCAGATAAGTTTTGTGATACTCATGAGTTAGATATAAACATTAAAGCTAAATGTATTTTGTGTGAAATGATTTACCAAATGGGTAGTGCAGGTGTATCGAAGTTTGTTACCATGATTTCATGTTTAAAAAGTAATGACATGAATGGTGCAGCAGATGCCATGCTCGACTCAAGATGGGCGAGACAAACTCCTAATAGAGCAGGTAGTCTTAGTTCTCAGATGAGGGCGTTAAGTAATTAAATTGTCTAATAACTTTCTACTAGAATCATAGGAGTGTTTAAATTCATTTTTCAAATGTATTACTAATGCTTTCAACACATGAGGTAAAGCTATGTTTAGTCTTTTTATTTTAGAATGTTTCTCCACAGGTACTCCGTACTTCTCTGTAAAATCCTTTATCAACTCTTTGGTATTCAAGGTATCTTCATCCCAATAAAACTGACCATCTTTTTGGTTATAAAATATACAGCATCTATATAAGATAAAGTCTTTACTTTTTGATGAAGTCTGGTGCAATTTTGTCATTGATTTCTGTTAAAGTACCTAGTGTATTTATGTGTCTAGACACTTCAATAAAAGGTCTGTTAGCTAAGTATTGCAAGACACTATTTCTTTGTGCCTCTGTAATAACATAGTTTTTTTCTTTTGGTTCACTTGTTTTTGTTGTGGTCATTTATTTCTCCTGCTATTGCGGAATAAGCTGCAGCATCTACATAGTTATCTGGATTATTACCTGTCGTTGTTCTAGCTATCTTTAACATAACCATCATGTGGGCTACTTGTTCTGCATGGATAGTATAACCAAGAAATGCAGACCACATTTTAGCTGTCTTATCATGGAGTTTTTTCTTATCTCCATAAGCTTTTGCCCTGTCTCCCGAAACTAATTTCGAGGCAATCTTCAATATTTCTTCACTTTTCATCTATTGTTTCTCCCACTTTTATATTATCTAAAATAAACAATTGCTTTAAGGGTATCAAAACAAACTTTGATTTCTTATGGTCACCCCCTAATATATTTTTATTTCTATATTTATATGCTAACTTTTTAATTGTCTCAACTTTAAATATTAATTTACAGTATTCTTCATCACCATCAGTTAGTATATGCATCCAAAAATCTGCTTCCGTTATTGATATACCACTCGGTTTACCATAACACTCTACCTCAATGGCAATGTTACCTGTCTTCTGCCACCAATCCCTCTCCGATTTAATCTCAAACTTTTTATTAAAGAACATATCGTGGACTTTTTGTTCACGCATCTGTCCGTACTGCAAGTCTAAGTCAAATTTCTTTAGTGTCTTTGTTTCTTTCGATGTATTAAAGTTAGTATCAGTCATGTTGTGTACTCCTATTTAGTAGTATCTATTAATTATGTTGTCTAACAAACTAGCTATTAATCTTTCCTCCAAGATAACAAGATAATAATTATTATATTCACAAGTAGTTTCATCACAACATGAGCAGTAGGTAGAACTATTTTCTTTCTCATAGTATCTAGTGCTATTAACATAGGGTGCTTGTGGGTTCTTTGGTCTATTTATTACAAATATAATATCAACAGTTACATTATTGTCAACAATACAATTGGGATATTTATTCTTAAACCACCTTATACATTCCTGTTGGCGGTCATTCATTAAGTCTTAATTTAGTTTTGATTTATCAAGGTATCTAGTTAAGTCTAGTATATTTGATTCATCATCCTTAGTTATAAACTCCTCTGTCTTACTTGCATCCATATCATCTGTTTGTGCAGCTATCTCAATGCCTCTTTCATAAAAGGGGTCTGGGTCTTCTAACATAAGTTGTGCAGCACCTAATGCTACTAACTTACACATTTCTTTTTCGGGGGTATCGGCGATATAATTAGTAGTAATGCCTACTGCAAATTTACCTTTAGTGTGGGGTTTGATTAGTATTACTATCCCATCCTCTGAGTCTTCCTTTTTTTTCTTGGTCATTTGTTTCCTCTAGCTTCATCTTGATTAGCTAATTGTGTATAATAAAAATACTTAGGACTTTTAGAGCGAGGCTTACCATTATCATCAAAGACTTGCTGTGGTAAGTATTGTATCTTCCCTTCCCAACAAGTTTGTTTAAAAGAACAAAAGCCACATACACTATCTAGTCTTCTATTACCTGTTAATTTACTTCTGTATGTTTCCTCAACATCTGTAAAGCATCTCTTGAATGGGTGGTCTTCCATCAATGCTTCTATGTTTTCCTCTGCTACCTGTAGTCCTATACTTTTATAATCTGAGTCATCTTCTGGGGGTGAAACAATACATATCTCACCTGTAGATTTATTAACTACAATCCAACCACCAAACTTTTTCTTTTCTGTATCTGCATACAGATAACCTTGAGAGAGATATCCAAACACATCCTTATCTACAACAGCACCAAATCCCATAGAGAATTTATTCTTAAATGCCCAGTCACTAGCAGATTTTATATCATAAATCTTACCATCAATCTCAACATCATAAGTACCTGTGAGTCCACTATCAGGGAAGTATTTATTTTTTCTAGATACTTGCTTCTGTTCACTATCAATAACAATACCCGAAGCTTTTAAAAGTAATACAGTAAATGCTTCAATCATATCACCAAATATAAATCTAATCTTACCATTATAAGCCATAGGTTCTTTCTTTGCCCCCGACTTTTCCATCTGTAATTGACAAAGAGGTTTGCCAATACCTGACATTCTTACTCTGAATTTACTTTCTCTTTTTTGTTTGAACTGCTTACGCATTGCAGCTTTACAGTCTTCACCAAACTGCTCGATTAATTCCTCACTCATCGGCACAGACGAGCCTTCCGCCTGTACCAAAAAGTCCTTAAGTTTATTTAATATATCTTCGTTCAAGCAGATTGAACTCTAGATACAGCTTCTTTGTCATTCTTAATGCCTTTTAAAGCTGAATTATATTTTTCCATTACAGAACTATTCTTTGCATCTATATCATTTTTAAATAATTGATAGGCTCTTCCGTCATCACTATCTTCTAAAAGATTAGAAGGTACATCTACGGAGGCTATCTTACCTATCTTAATATTGTAGTAAGTGTTACCACCTGTAGTTTTTTCTTCTGTGGAAAGTTCTACTTTATTAGACCATAAGATTCCTTTGTTCTGTAGTAAAGAATCTAAGTTACTCATAACTGCTGCATTACCACCCTGCATCTTTATCTGAATGGGGTATTGTAATAAGGTTACTTTATCTCCCTTAGAAGATTCACCTTTCATATCCATTAAGCCATACATTATTCTAAAGAACTTTGTATTTTTAGCTATTTCTTTTTGGTCTTGCATTAAGTCGTTTCTATTTTTTGCAGTAACATAACCACACTTAGTAGTTCCCTTAGAGTCAAAAGCTTCTTCACCATAAGCAACAAGTATTGATTCATTAGCAAATTTACTTTCCTTAATATCCCAAGTCATGTACTGCTGCCTTTTCATAAAGGGCCTAAATGAAATGGTAGGGGCGTAGACAAATTGTTCTGTGTCCTTATCCCAAATATTATAACTACCTAAGTGTTGTGTAATCTTATCATCATTATTTTTATCTCGATGATTAGAGGTAGTTCTTAAATTCACAATGTATGAAGGCGTAGTCTTTGCACCCATACCTGCTTCTTGTCTTATTTGTTCTTCAGTCATGTCTCCGAAGATTGTTTTATCAGTCATATATATATACTCCTATATTTGTTTTAGGTCTAGCCAATTAGACCCCATTTTTATCTCAAAGTCAAGAGGAACATTGAAATTTATATTGTATCTTTTGTTTATAGACTCGACAATATTGCCACAAGTCTTTGTTAATAGTTCTAGTACATTAGTCACCTCCTCTGGGTGTGCATCAATAATAACTGAATCGTGTACAGTATTTATTAATCTTGTTTTTAAATGTTTCAATGCATTGTGTACATCTATACAAGCTACAGGAACTATATCCCCTGTAGCAAAACCTTGAACAGGATAATTTCTTACCTGTGTAAAATAGTTAGAGCCTCCCTTAACATCTCTCATTATATTTTCAAAATAATATTGCCTACCGCTAGGTAATGTTACAAGTTTAGTAGCTATGGCAGTATCCTCTGTGCTAGTTTGCCAAGCTACAATACCCTTATATCTTTTCTTAAACCACGCATAGTATGTTTTCTCTTCTGCAGTACCCGAGAACCCACCATAGAGAGGTTTAAATGTATGAGCCTTTGCATCCTGCCTACTACAACCAATAACATCAGCAGTATTCTGATGAACATCAACACCATGAGTAATGTCGTAGACTGATTGTTTATCTTGAGATAAGAACGCCGCCACTCTAAATTCTAACTGTGCAAAATCCATCTCTATTATAGACCCGCCCTCAAATCTAGATTGAATAACTCGTTTAATAGGTAGCTTGTCTCCTCTAGGTATGTTTTGGAAGTTAGGGTCTGAGCAAGATAGTCTACCTGTAACTACATTGGTCTGACTAAATTTAGGATGTAGTATATTATTTTCATAAACATGACTCTTCATACCCTCAACAAAAGTAGATAGATATTTGGTTACCTGTCTATATCTTATAAGGTCAAGTAAAAATTCTCTTGCCCTTCCCGGATTTTTATCGGCGATATATTGAAGCTTAGCCTCACCAACAACTCCACCATTGGCATTAATATCTAGTTGAGTTTTAATAGGTATGTTGAACCCTGCAATTCTAGATGAGGCAGTTAGTATTACACCATGTCCACTACAGTCCTTACACTTAGTAATATTAAGAAAGGGTGTTTTATCTTTTTTAATTTTTCTATAAGCACCTACCCCCTTACAAACATTACATTTTGTACCAATAGTATATTGTACAGGCCTTGTCTTAGCCTCTACTAAATCTCTAAAAGTATTGGCAGGATATTTTGGAGGAATTCTTTTTATCCCTTCCTCATCTGTACCTAATCCAAATGTTATATTCCAATCCTTTTTATCTATAATCTCTTTCGAGTAGATGATTTTAGATAACTGCTCGGTACTACCAATATTATAAGGCGTGTCTCCCATCATCTCTTGAACAGTTATCTCAATCTTTTTTTTGATAGAGCTATACTCCGCATCTAATATTTTTTTTAGCTCACCTAGTGTGTCAGGATTTACATATATACCATTCCTCTCTATCTCCACTAATGTAATTAAGAACTCACACATCATCTCTAAGGTAGGTATAAGAATTTTGTTACCTTCTCTTTTATAATCTAAATCTTGTTGTAGATATAAATCTTTTGTTATAGTAACATCATTACGCCCATACATTTCTAAATCAGGCAAGGGTATTTTATCCATGCCTATCCCAGAATCTATAGCATTTGAAAGTGTAGCATACTTAATTCCTATCTGCCTTCTTCTGCAACATTCTGCAAGACTAAGTGGTTTTCTTTCTCCTTTAAGTAAGACTGACTCGGCAATCATAGTATCCCATAACTTACCCTCATATTTAAATTCACATTCTAATAACCAAGACAAATCAAACTTTAAGTTATGCCCTACCATTAAAGTTGTCTCATCTAAAATATGCTGTAGCTTGTCACGATTTGATTTAATATCACCATTGTAATCATCATGATGAAAAAAGAAATATTCATCGTTCACCCCCACACTAACTAATTTGTTTTCATCATTATATGGAGAGTTGTCTCCATCTTTTGTAAATGTTGTTTCTATATCTAATACACTAATCATTTTTATTTAGCCCTTCTTTTACATGGATAATGCGTTGGATAGTCCGCCTCTCTATCTCATCATTAATATTCTGTGTTACTTCTTTTAATTCTTCAATGGATAGTTTACTCATCCAACTTTCTCTATACCCCTCTTTCATTTTTCTTTACATCCTCTTTTACAAATTTGTCCGCTACCTTTTTTAAAATCTTATCTCTTAGTTCTTTGTTTTGTTTTTTAGTAAGACCCTCTATTTCAAAAATAATATGCTCGTCGACCCAAGTTTTTTTATTTTGTTTTTTCATTAATCCACATACCTCGCTTTGCTAGGCATAATCTTACAAGGAATAATACCATGCCAACCTGTTAATTTATTTTTACTAATACATAATGTTCTAGTAAAATCCTCATCACCTTCCCAATCATCCTTCTTACCTATACCTATAATTAAATCAGCCTCTGCCGCCTTACCTGTCTTACTACCCTCCATGTTGTTAAAGCTTATGTGATTTTTATCATGAGCATCACTACTCGCTTGGCATATTCCAAACATACATACATCCCTTCTACTAGCTATGTCTCTAGTTAATTTATATAACTCTCGCAATTTTTCATGACCACTATCAAACTTATTTACAAGTTCTACTTTATCTAGTTGGTCTATGATTACTATGTCAGGTTTATGTTCTTCGCAATAAGAATCTATACCCTCAATATTAAAATCCTTACAATCATACACATGAATTTTATCTCTTATCTTTTTCCATTCTGTGTTTGCTCTTTCCGGGTTCTCATCTATATGCTCTCTTGTCATGTCCGCACATGATTGTATCAGCCTATAAACATTACGACTAGGCTGTTCTTCATTGCAAAAAATGGCGATATGATTGACTTTTTCTTGATGTGCAAAGCCATTAGCACCCCCTACCATGTTCACCCAAAAGGATGTCTTACCTGATTCTGGTCTAGCAAATATAATTGCGAAGTGTCCTTTACCAATACCCTTAACATGAGTACCTAATAAACTAGGTGTATTAAATTGAAAGAGTTTTGTGTAGTCCATCTCCTTCATAAGTTCATACAAATCTTTTGTAACTTCTTTTATTGTATCGGCGATAGATTCTTCTTTGTGTAAAAGCTTAGAGACAGCAGACAGTTCTTCATCACTAGTGCCTTCATATATCTGCAACAATTTCTGTGCAGCTTCGTGAGCAGTTTGTGATTTGTGCATTTGTTGTATGGTATGTACAACATTGTCTTTATTTATTTCTATCTTATCTAAATCTTTTATAACACCCATAGCCTTATCTCTATTAGACTGTGTTAATGTAGGGTGATAGCTAAGATAGTTTAAATATAAATCATCATGTAGTATTTCTTTGCAGTCAGGTAGGTCATGAAATGTTTTACCAACTACTTCAAACACATCCGTTAAATTTGATAAGCTACTTCTATTTATTTTGCTTTTGTATTGGAGATAAAATTCCCTTTTTAAACATAGTTTTATTATCTTTAGTGCCATTAAATCGTTCATCTTTTTCTACTAACCTCTCAAATCTTTTTACAACATTATCAAATCTCTCACTTAATTTTAAAATATTTATTGCTTCTTCATTAGTCATCTATATCATCCTCCACTCTAATTCGTGCTACCTTACTCTGCATAAATTCATGAACGTCTTGATTAAATTCTTGCATACTTACAAGGTCTTCTATAAATAAATTGTTTACTTTACTTTTAACAAAGGCATCCACGTCTGATACATTTGCTCTAACATTTAGTCTATACTCTATCTCTATAGTAGCGACTATCTTCTGTGGTTTAAATGGATTACCCATTACTCATCTCCTTTTTTTCATAGGGTTTATCAGGTAGTTCGGATAGTATTTCTACAGGCTTAGTATCCTTACTTAATAATTCTACATTCCTACCTAACTTAGCAGTTATAACTCCCTTAATTAATTCAGCAGTCTCTTCTTTAGAAATCTTAAATGGTCTTATATGGTAGTTAAAGAAGTGTGAATGATATCCTGTCTGAGATATATAAGGTACTGTAAATTCTGGTTTTACTTTATGGCTATCTTTATCAGGACTATCGGCGATAGAATGAATTTCATCTCTAGTCATCTTACCTTCTTCCCATAACACATCGTACTCTTCTAATTTTTTATTATGAAATGTAAGATGATAACCCCAATGCTCAAAATCACTTCTAGTTTTTTCATTGTATATCACCCCGTAATCTGATGTTAGTTCTATGTGTGTAGGGAAACCTGCCACAGCTACCTCACCTTTGAAATGTATCTTACTATACCACCCCATCTTTTTTATCCTCTCTTTCTTTTTGTATCATCTTAGATTTCTTGTCTGCTAACATATTCTTATCCTTAATAAAATCATCAACTGACATATTAAGATGTCCTGTTCTATAGTGAAATAATTGCTCATTCTTATCCTCAACCCTTCCCTGTAAAAATTGTATAAACAATTCTTTCTCTGCTATATCCTTAGTAAGTTCCTTTATTATTTTTTTAAATTCTCTTGCTTCTTTTCTCCACTTTTCTATCTCAAGTTCACTTTTTGTAGCCATTAGATTAGCAACTCCTTTATCTTTTCTGTTGTTAAATATTTTAAATCTTTGGGTATGAGTATTATCCTAGTGTCAATACTATAGCCTAGCTTTTTTTGTATGTCAAAGGTCTTCCCATTTGCATCTGGGTCTAAGCATATAAATACTTTCTTAAACTTACTCCTAATAAAATTAGCATGGTCATCAGTAAGTGTAGTACCCATGATTGCAACGCCTGTATGTATCGCCGATACACTACAAGCAGATACACAATCCTCTACTATAACTGCTGTGTCTGTTATGTTACCTACAACAAAGGGAAACTTACAAGTATTATATTTAAACCATCTTGGATTTTTATTAGACAATGACCTACCTACTGCACCATAAACTATACCATCAATGTCTATAAGAAATACAACTCTATCTTGTTTAACATCATAAACAATCCTAGCACCGCACTCGTAAGGACTGACATTGTATGCTGATAAATATTTCATAGCATTTGGATTAGGATATACAGATACAAAAGACTTAGGTATTTCAAAAGGTTTAGACTCACCTGTATCTTTTTTATTAAACACATATCGCATTTCTTCTGCAGTATATCCCTGATTATCTCTACCCTTATGTTCACAAGATACATGAAAACAATTCCACATTAATTTACCATTAAGTTTTCTTATAGATAAAGTATTTCTATTTAAACAAAGAGGGCAGTCCATTCTTAGACTACCCCCTTCCTGAATATTTAAATATGTATAGTCAGAATTTTTCAATTAATGCTCCGCATCAAATTCACATTCACCATTATCTTCTATACACTTCTCAATTTTTATTCCTAAGTCTAGCCTTGCTAACCATTCTTGAGTATCTTTAACACCTATATCTTTTATGACTTTTTCTTCAATCATTTTTTCAACCTTGATATACTCATTCTCTTCTTTAAACTTTAAGAAGTTTTCTCTTGTTGTATTTAGTTTAGTACAGCAGTCATCAACAGCGTGTTGAACTGCCTCAAGATGGTCCTCTTTATTGCCATAGTAGGTTGTAACTTCAGGCTCAATACTATCCAACCCAAAAAATGCGGGGTCTCCACTTGATTGTATTGCAAACCAAAACTTACCTTCTATGTCACCACTATAATATCTACCCATGTTTAACTCCTTTCGGTAAATCACCTATGCTGAAATCAAATTGTCCTGCATGGTATAATAGTTTAGCTGTGTCGCCTATCTCTGATGGTATTTTGTTTAAAGAGAATAACCTAAAATGTTTAGGCTCTTCTAGGTATCCTACTTCATACATACTGCCACCAAACTTAAGTAACTTTATACTATCGTATCTGATAGATGTAAAGTCATGAGGCTTCTGCTGATATTTTAGATACTTCTTGTTATAAAATTCTTTACAACACATACCTAAATCATTGACTGCTATCGTAGCCATTCTATCGCCGATAGTTTTTATCTCACCATCAACAATAGACTTGTATTGTTTGACATCAAACCTAAAGATACCCTCTCTAAATGTGCCTGTCTTCTTCTTTATAAAACCACAATAGAAAAAGCCGTTACCAACTGCATCCTTAATAGCATTTTTGATTGGTCTATCTATCATGTTATTGCTTAATATTTGCATTGCTCTTACCTTTCCGTAAGTCATAACTGTGTGTCATAAATAGTATTGGCTTTGCCGTTTTATTCCAACATAATCCACAGCTACCACAGCTACTTGTTTGACCTGCTTGTTCTGGACAAATGATACCATTCTTAGATATCTTATCTGAATTAGCAGATAGTTTATATCGAGGATAGTTAGAAAATCTTACTGACCACCTATCCCAATTATCTCTATTCATCTGTGCAATTCTATCGCCGATAGATTCTTTAGGTGAATGAGCGGTATACCCATAACAGGCTATGTTAGGATATTTGTCAAGCCATTTGACCCATTGCTCAACATATTTTATGTCAGGGAAATCCCCTAAGACATGGAGTCTGATTAATATTCCATAAGGTTTTGTATTAAGATAGGCTAGTTCCTTATCCATTCTCTTTATAAGGTGGCTATCATACTGCAGTCTGTGTGCAAATGGCATTGTGTTACCATAACAATCGTACCAATGGACACAGGATTTAGGACAGGTTGCCCTCTCTTCTAGTGTAACAGTATAAATGCGTCTGCCTGTATGCCTACCCTTACTAACCCACTTACCTAACTTCTTATTTGTGCTAGGCTTAATGACTTGATAAGGGTAATCTCTCACCCCGAAGACATTCGCTTTATACTTAGTTCTATTTATTATCATGGTATATAGGTATCCAAACATTATCACGCTTAACAGCGTACATATCGGATACTAAGACAGAGCCGTAGTCTCTATCGCTTTCATTATACATATTAGGCACATCACACAATCGTATATTTCTAGTCTTATACCCATCTATAATTTTTATCTTACAGTTAGGCAAAACAGAAGAGACACCTCTCGGTTTTGTAATTACTATATCATTCTTTTTCAAGTTCTTTGAAGTTATTGTATATCCCACCACCATATCAGTCCTCCTTGTAGTTGTTGTTACTATATTTAGCATTGTACTTACCTTTCATTTAAATATATCGAGGGTAGTTTT